TCAAGTTTACCCCAGGCCCATGCAAAAGTCAAGTGAAATTTACTCAAGACAACATGAGAATAATTCATTTGCATTCTAAAGCATTCTATGGTAGTCCTTGGGGATGTCGCGCTACCACAGTTTGCTTGAGAAGTCAAAAGAAAACTTGAGAAAAACTTGAGAAAAACTGTTGACAAAGTGTTGAGAGTGTGAGTGACTATAGTACCCTATAGAAGCCCCAAGCATATTCAAGAACCTATTGCAACTATCAATAAAGCATAAGAAACAAAGTTTATAGACCACATTGGTATTAGACAGGCCTGATTATTAGGTCATAATGGCTTCACAAATTAATTAACTACATAGGTAAACACATGGACACATTCACAACATTAATAAACATGCGTCATAACGTAGCCGTTTCAATCCCCTCTACACGATTGGACAACTGGACAGAACGCCTACATGTAGGGAGCGAATACAATAGGCTCTCCCGCGCTATTGAGGCGTATTTAGGCATAGACACGGATACAGAGCATGACATGCCAGAAACGCTAGAACAATTAAAAGCATGGTATGCTGAAAGCGAAGGTCTAGCGGGTATTTTTAACGATGCGGTAGTGGCGCATGGAATACCAGTAACACTAATAGAAGAACATCTAGTAGCGTAGTGTTCTATTAGTACCTATTGCACTCAATAGGTACTTGTGGAAACATTACCAAAACCAATAAGGAACTAAGATAATGTCAAAACTAAACGGCCCAAAACTCAAACCAAAAGCATTGCCCAAGGTCAACGGCGTGGTGCTATACGATGGCCCAAGTATGTTAGATGGCAAGCCTATTGTCGTAGTTGCAACGCTTAACAGTGCCAACGCTAAGACTGGCAACATGGTTCAAACGTGGATTCTTCGCAGTGATGTCCACCCCTTAGAAGCATTAGACACTGGCGAGGATTATTCTATCTGTGGCAATTGTCCACACCGAAAGCGTACTTGCTACGTCAACGTTGGTCAGGCACCCGCCGCCGTATACCGCACGTATATAGCAGGCAAATACCCCACTTTCGACCCGATAGCGCATAATGGTCTGTTTATGGGCCGTAAAGTGCGCTTAGGGGCTTATGGTGACCCAGCGGCGGCACCATTTGAAGTAATGCAACAAGTAGCAGCCCTATGCATTGGGCATACTGGATATACGCACCAAATAGCACATAAAGCATTCGACAAGCGTTTTCTGACCTTATGCATGGTCAGTGCAGATTCACCCAAACAAGCTTCAAAATATCAATCTATGGGTGCTAAGACTTTCCGCGTTGCTATGGCTGGCGATAGCCTAGCAGATGGAGAAATTGAATGCCTAGCGGATAGCCAGGGGCTACAGTGCCATGAGTGCGGCTTGTGTGATGGTCAACGACAAAATGTAGCCATAACCGTGCACGGCAAAGGTGCCAGCAAATTCAAAACTTCAATGATTCCATTATTAGAGGTGGCATAATGTACGCACTACTAATCAACAACAAGCTAAACGCGACAGGTACACGCGCACAAATGCTTGCAAAAGTTAACTGGTATCGTAAGAATACTAGTGGCAAGAATTGGCAAATTAAAAACTTAGAGAGTATATAACAATGATACGCAAAGACTATAAACCACAACCCATGCAACCCTTGCAACCCATGCAACAAAACCCACCAATAAAACGCTGGCACCTTGCAGCCTTGGCCTTGCTTGTGTTTATCTTGGCGGTGGATTGGGACGCAACACTAACCGTTTTGGGGTTTTAACAATGCTAATGCAAGCAATTACAGCGCAACAACGGCACCAAGCCGCACAAGAAACCACCATACAGCGTAAGATTGTGACGGATGATGAAAAAGAAGCAATCTATGCGCTAACGCGCCAAGGTTTAGCAGTGAAAGCCATAGCAGACCAGCTAGACTTGGGATATTCCACGGTTTACAATTACCGTAGGCATGAAGTAAGAAGGATGAGAAACAATGGATCTATTTAACACACTAGGCAGCAGCCTATACCCTAACGGCATGATTGACCGTGCAGATAGCGACGAAAGCAACTCCAGTTGTCCTTGGAATCAATCAGAGGAACCGGAGCTTACGGATTATGTCGTTACCATGACAGTGCAAGTGCAGGCTTACGACGATGAAGATGCCTGTGCAGCCGCTAGAATACTTCTAAACAAACACTACCCCACCAACGAAATAGACATAGAGGGAGCTTTTGAAGCATGACACTAGTTAACAACAAATGCGCACACTGTGGCACCACAAGCAAACCACGACACAGCATGGTCTACGTTAGTGATGAGATAGTTTGCGTTAAATGTGCTATAAAACTGCTAAAGTTTAGAAAGTTAAAGGGTTAACTTGGTTTACATACAGGCCACAAAAACGCATTGTGGTCTGTATACATTACATTCAAGGGGGGGTAACTATGAACATATTTTTTATTGACGAATGCCCAGTAAAAGCGGCACAAGCACAATGCAACAAGCATGTTGTCAAGATGATTTTGGAATCAGCACAGATGCTCTGTACAGCGCAACATGAGTACGGCAACCATGACGTACCGTACAAAGTAGCGCATAGGAATCACCCTAGCACTATTTGGGCGCGTAGTGGAGCCAAACAGTACAACTGGCTTTACAGGCATTTTAAGGCTCTTTCAGACGAATACACGCTAAGGTATGGAAAGGTACACCTAACTTGGCAAAAGTGCTCACAGGCTCTTTCTGAGCCGCCTATGGGCATTCCTGATATAGAGTGGTCAGATCCTCCCCAATGTATGCCTGACGAATGCAAAAGAGCTAGCAGTTTAGAAGGCTATCGGGTATACTACTTCCAATATAAACCACAGGTTATCGACATGCGATGGCCAGAGAACCGACAACCACCAATGGAGTTATTAGCAGCATGAGTACAACTTACCCAGACCTAGACGTTACGGATGACAATGAACCGGAGCAACTGAGCGAACACGAGCAACGGATTGTTGAGATTTTAGAATATGACGTTAACGCAATGTCCATTTCTGAAGTAGTTGCCTATGCAATGACATACCTTGGCAATGTAATGAAGGAAATGCCCGAAGAAGTTATAACGGAAAGACACGACAGCATATTCAAAAGGGAGTTACACTAATGCGTTGTAAATCATGCGACAAACTAATGGAAGATTTTGAGTTGTCCAAAGATGATAAGATAAGAGGGGTTCCCGCTGATATGTGTAGCGGCTGTCTATATGTGTCTAATCTGGCCCTCTTAGGCTTAGACAGTGAAGAAGCAGGTTATATAGACGATACCGACTTAGATCATATTGTTCTAAGAGATGACCATTTTGAGTATTGATGTTTGTCTGAAACTATGCTACTGTTCTCTACAGATTCTTTAGGTTATGTTTAATAATTACTTTAAGCATATCCTTAAAGATTCTAAAGTAAACTTAAGTAACTATTGGAGTGAAAACTTATGGCAGTATTAACTGGCAAAGCCGCATTTGTTAACCTAACTGAAACTGAGCAATATCAAGGTCAGGATACAGGGCGATATACGCTGACTGTAACCCTAGACAACGATGCTGCACAGATGTTGTCAGAACAAGGCGTTAAGCTACGAGACTACGAAGGCGTGTCCCAGCGTAAGTTTAGCAGCAAGTACCCTGTCAAGGTCATTGATGCAGAGGATAACCCTTTCATTGGCCCAGTAACCAGAGGTTCTACAATACGTCTAAGCTACAAGACAGGCCCAGCACACCCAGTACACGGTACACCAACGTACCTAAATGCTGTACGTGTTGTTGAGCTTGCCGACGATGCGAGCATAGATGACGAGCTTTAAGGATTCACAGTTCGTCAAGCACGAATCTTGTCCAAGGTGTCAGTCTTCTGATGCTTTGGCAAGGTACTCTGACGGTCACGCCCACTGCTTTGCGGTGGGTTGTGGCTACCGTGAGTCAAGCAAGGGTGAAGTTATGACGGAAGCAGCACCAGCGGTAACTATTAAGCGACCACTAGAGGTTGCCGGAGTAGTCGCTGACATACCTGACAGGCGTATATCCGCTAAGACTTGTCGCAAGTTTAACGTCACAGTTGAATACTCTAGCGACGGCAGCATAAGCAAGCACCACTACCCTTACTACTCTACTGACACTGATGATGTCAAAGGTAGCAAGGTCAGGCTGGTGCAAAACAAAAACTTCTTTGCAACAGGTACTCTACAGGGTACAGGCTTGTTTGGTCAGCAAACATGTAGGGGCAAAGGTAAATACATAACCATCACTGAAGGCGAGTTGGACGCTCTGTCTGTAAGTGAGATATTTGAAAACAAGTGGGACGTAGTGTCTCTACGCTCTGGTGCGTCATCCGCAGCCAAAGAAATTAAAGAGCAACTGGAGTGGCTTGAGGGCTATGAGAATGTTGTACTTTGTTTTGATGGTGACAAGGCAGGACAAGCCGCTATTGATGAAGTCAAGGACGTATTCAGTCCGGGCAAGCTAAAGATATGTAAGCTGCCCCTGAAGGACGCCAGTGAGATGCTTCAGAGTGGCAAGGTGCGTGAGTTTGTCTCTGCATGGTGGGATGCCAAACCGTATCAGCCTGATGGTATTGTATCGGGTAACGATACATGGGAAGCCATTACAGGCAAGATGAAGGTTAAGTCTATAGCGTACCCTTGGCAGGGACTAAACGACATGACCAAAGGTTTCAGACCATACGAGCTAGTGACCATCACCAGTGGCTCAGGAATGGGCAAGTCACAGATGATTAGGGAATTAGAATACTACTTCCTTAACGCTACTGAGGACAACATTGGAATCTTGGCCTTAGAGGAAGACGTAGCAAGGACTGCTCTAGGTATCATGTCAGTAGCCGCTGACTGTCCACTGCACCTAGAGGAAGACTTAGACGAGCAACTAGCATTCCCCTACTGGGAGGAAACGCTAGGAACTGGTCGATACTACCTCTTTGACCATTGGGGCAGCACCAGTGAGGATAACTTGCTCGCTAGAGTACGCTACATGGCAAAGGCTCTTGACTGCAAGTGGATTGTACTCGACCACTTGTCCATTGTAGTTTCCGCACAGGACAACGGGGACGAGCGTAAAGCCATTGATGGGATAATGACCAAGCTACGTGCATTGGTTCAAGAGACTGGTGTTGGTTTATTCTTGGTGTCTCACCTACGTAGGACACAAGGCAAGCCACATGAGGATGGTGGTAGGATTAGTCTTGGTGAGCTTAGGGGTTCACAGGCTATTGCACAATTATCCGACATGGTTATCGGCTTAGAACGTAACCAGCAGCATGAAGACCCTGAGATTAGAAACACTACCACAGTGCGTATACTCAAGAACCGCTATGCAGGTCTTACTGGTGCCGCTTGCTGGCTGAAGTACGATAACTTTACTGGTAGAATGTCAGAGACAAGCAAGCCAAAGGAGCATGATAATGACCTCTAGTCCTCTTTTCCTTGACATTGAGACAGACGGACTCAACCCCAGCACTATCTGGATGGCTGTAACGCGCCAAGATGGGCAGTCTCAGGTACACTATAGTGCAGATACGCTCTCAGACGCCCTACAAGGCGATTTCAGCGTTATTGGGCATAACCTAATAGGGTTTGACCTACCTGTACTAAAACGCCTGTGGGGGCTTTCTGTGGCTTCTGAGAGGATACAGGATACTTTGGTACTTTCTCGTCTTGCTAACCCTGCTCGTGAGGGTGGACATAGATTAGCTAATTGGGGTGATATTCTAGGGTATCCTAAAGGCGACCACAGTGATTGGTCATGCTACTCAAAGGAAATGGAAGAATACTGTATACGTGATGTTGAAGTTACGGAGAAGGCTTACAATAAACTTAGGATTGAGTTGCTAAGGTTTAGTAAGGAGTCCATTGAACTAGAGCATCAAGTACAGTGCATCGTACAGCAGCAGATACGCAACGGCTGGCTACTGGATATGCGCCATGCTACGGAGTTACTTGCTACACTGAAGGAGCGTAAAATGGCTCTGGAAGATGAAGTACAGCAGGTGTTCAAGCCTAAGTGGGTTGATGTTAAGGAAGTAACACCCAAGACCAAGAAGGACGGTAGCTTGTCCAAAGTTGGTCTTACTGATGATGAGTACGCAAAGATACAGGAGACAGGTGACAGGTCGCCCTTCATGCGTAAGCATCTAAAGCCATTCAATCTAGGTTCACGTAGACAGATAGGCGAGTACCTAAAAGACTTTGGGTGGGTTCCGAAAGTGTTTACACCTACTGAGCAGCCTGTAGTGGATGAGTCTATACTGTCCAAAGTCAAGGGCATACCACAGGCGCAACTGATAGCTGAGTACCTTATGGTGCAAAAGCGTGTTGCACAGGTAGACTCTTGGGTTGTAGCGGCTGATGATAACACTGGCAGAGTGCATGGCTATGTCAATAGCAACGGTGCCGTAACTGGCAGGATGACACACTCTAAACCTAATGTGGCTCAAGTGCCAGCTAGTCGCGCTCCCTATGGGGAAGCATGTAGAGCTTGCTGGACTGTGCCTAAAAATAAAGTGCTGGTTGGTTTTGACGCCAGTGGACTAGAGTTGCGTATGCTTGCGCATTACATGAACGACAAGGAGTACACTAATGAAATTCTCCACGGAGACATTCACACAGCAAATCAGCAGCTTGCAGGACTTGAATCGAGAGATCAGGCTAAAACTTTCATATATGCCTTCCTATACGGAGCAGGAGATGCAAAACTTGGAACGATTGTCGGGGGAAATGCGCGTACTGGCTCTGCGCTTAGAGCAAGATTCCTTGATGGTCTCCCAGCACTTAGGACTCTTACAGAAAGAGTGCAAAGAGACGCTGAGAAAGAAGTTCTCGAAGGACTAGACGGTAGGTTACTTCATGTCCGTAGCGCACACGCTGCCCTTAACACTTTGTTACAAGGTGCTGGTGCTATTGTTATGAAAAAAGCATTGACAATACTAGATGAGTATGCTAAGCTATGGAATCTAAATTACAAGTTTATAGGTAACATCCATGATGAAGTCCAGTCCGAAGTCTCGCCAGAACAAGCAGAAAAGTTCGGAAGACTCGCAGTCAGTTCACTACAAGCAACTGGAATTGCCCTTGAACTTAACTGTCCCCTTACAGGAGAGTACAAAGTGGGAAGAAGCTGGGCAGAAACACATTGAACAAAACTGCATAGATTGTGGTGTTGTTTTAGAAGCTGGTGAAAACTGGGAGTTTTCTTACAAAAGATACGCCAAGTATCTATGTAATGAGTGCCACAATGAGAGAAATAAACGAAGGATGTATGTAGACGGTAAATATGTATCCAGAAAACATCCCCTACACAAACCCGGACGCTACAAAGGTTTTACCGACGCAGCCTTTAGTTCTCTACAGAACTATGAAGACTCTAAGCAAGGCCAAGTGTACGTGATACGCAACCCAGCTTTTCCTAGCTGGTGTAAGGTAGGTATGGCTGTTGATTCAGAGGACAGGCTGAAGCAGTACCAAACAGCCTCACCGTACAGGGACTACGTTCTTGTTGCAGCATGGGATGTTGAGGACAGACGGGAAGCTGAGAAGCAAGCCCATGCTCTGCTAGAGAAGCACTATGAGCGCAAGGGTGAGTGGTTTGTAGCCTTCAGTGACATGGCAGCAGAGAGACTAGAAGGTTTATTTAATAAGGAAAGTAACGATGACTAAGACAATACACACACTTGTTGATGACATCTATAGTCTGGTGAAAACTAAACGCCCTGAAAAGGGTGTGGACGCTGAAGCAGAGATTGAAAACTTTGGTGAGGCTGTCAAGGACTTAATGCGTAAAGAGTTTACCAACCGTGGTGGCTTTGATGCACGTAAGCTGCGTATGTCCAACGTTGGCAGAGACGATAGATACCTTTGGAACCACTACAATAACGTAGGGCCAAAGGAGCCAATGCAGCCCCATAACCTAGTCAAGTTTCTGTATGGTCATTTGATTGAGGAGATGCTGTTGCTACTGGTCAGGCTATCAGGACACACAGTTAGCCATGAGCAAGCTCAAGCTGACGTAGAAGGCATTGTGGGTAGTATGGACTGTAAGATTGATGGAGTTCTAACTGATGTCAAGTCAACAAGCAGCTACGGGTTTAAGAAGTTCAAAGACGCAACGCTGGCTTTTGATGATCCTTTTGGTTATATAGCGCAGATTAAAGGCTACGCTAAGTCTGAGGGTGACACACAGGTAGGATGGCTTGCAATGGACAAGCAGAATGGACACCTAACTTATCTGAAGTATGACCTAGAGGACACTCAAGCGCCTGTGTACGAGGTTCTGAAGGAAGATATTGTAGATAGGATTATACATATCAAGGAGATGGTAGAGCAGCCAGAGCCGCCTGATTTTTGTAATGAACCTGTCCCTGATGGTAAGTCAGGCAACATGAAGCTGCCTATAGGCTGCTCTTACTGTCATTTCAAACATGCTTGCTATCCAGAGCTACGTACATTCCTGTATTCCACAGGCCCACGATACTTGACAGAGGTGGCAAATGAGCCAAAAGTCCAAGAGATTACGTAGAGACAGTATCTATAGATCAGGTCTTGAAGCATCTTTTGCAGCCATAGCTCCAAAACGTAAGTTTAATTATGAACCCTTTGATGTCCCTTACACTATGCACAGGAAGTACAAACCAGACTTCGTACATAAGCGCACAGGGATACTCTTGGAACTAAAGGGCTTCTTTAGGGCAGGCGATACCATGAAGTACAAGTCTATTAGGGACTGCATAGACACAGAGCTAATCTTTGTGCTTTCAGACCCTAACAAGAAGCTACGCAAGGGCGCTAAAATGACTATGGGGCAATGGTGCGACAAGGAAGGCTTTAAGCACTACACATTAAATGAATTTGATAAGTTGATGAAATATGTTGACTCACAATAAATACAACTTGACAATGGATGAGATTAGGGAGAAGATATTGGACAGGTATGACCCTGATGATCTTATTGAATTTTTAGAACTGACTAGTCAAGAAATACTTGACAGGTTCGAGGACAAGCTGATTAACCGCTTAGAAATGTTTGAGGAAGAATTACAAGATGACACAAGACCAGACACAGAAGAAGAATATGAGTATTGATGACATAACCAAAGAGCAATGGGATACTCTCAGAGCTAAAGAAATAGGCAGAGACTCGAAGTTCCAAGTTCAGTGGCTTGATGAAGAAGAAGAAGAAGACGTACCAAATGAGCATCCTGTTTTTGGAGAGACATTTGACGTACATCATGCTCCGGTTAAAGAGGACATGGTGAACAGTCCTTCACATTATACACAGGGGAGCATAGAGTGTATT